AATTGCTGCACCGTTTATATCACCTACTAAATCTGCAAGTGTAGTACCTGATGCTGTAACTGTTGTACCGTTAATTAGTAAAGTTTCACCGCCGGAAAATGATCCTACTGGTGCAACACTTGAAACTGTAGGCCATGCTGTTTCCCAATCTGCTGAACCAACTTGAACCCAAGTTCCGCCTGTTTTCTTATACCAAACATTGTTTGAAGTATTAAGTGTAACTACTGCATAATCACCTACTGCACCTACTGCTGCCGATGGTGCTAAAGGATTTGTTCCTGTTGCAGTATCAGCTGCTTCAGTAATTACTAAAGGTGTAACTGAACTAAAGCTCTGACCACCTGTTGTGTTAACTGCATTGCCATTCCATTCTAGTAAACCAAACGCAGTATTTGTTGTATCAAACCAACTTGCGCCGTCTGTTGGCTTGCCTGCTGGAGCTGTTGCACTTGCTTCTAGTTTGCCTAGATCAAAGTCTGCTCTTGCTACATAAACTTGGTTTGTAATTCCTAGTAATGAGTATGCTGCTTGTAGCCCATATTCATTTAGTTCACCGCCGTGAATCATATTTCCGTTTGCGTCTGAGTAGAATGTAGGATCTCCAAATAGATCTCCTAAATCTTTTTGACTTGTTAACAGGTACGGTTTACCTGCATTTGCTTTTGTTGTTCCTGCTGCTACGGCTGTCCCTGCAGAATTTGTTTTATCTTCTGCCGAAGCAACAAATATCATTGGTACGGTACCAGGAGCAGCTGGAGTGTAAAAACTCTCATCAATTACCTGAACCTCAACACCCGGTGATACTAATGCCATCATATTTCTCCTAAAGGTTTAATTACTATAGTATTTATTAGATTTTAGGTTTATATGCTTGTAATACTCGGTGGTAAAGGGGCGGTAAAGGTACGATAAATACAATATGAGACCTTTGTGCATATGTAAACAGCGCCCTGCTGCTATAAATTATAAGAAGAACGGCAAAACATTTTATAGACGCAAGTGCGAGCAATGTTTAAAACACGGGCTTGGACATGGTATTCCAAGATGGCAGATAGCCGGATACGAAAAAAAGAACATATGCGAAAAATGTGGATACAAGAGTGCTCATCAAGAGCAGTTTGACGTTTACCATATGGATGGTGATTTGGAAAATTGTCGACCTGGTAATCTAAAAACTGTATGTGCTAACTGTCAACGTATTGTTCAAAAGCTAGGTGTAAAATGGAAACAAGGTGATTTAAAGCCTGACTTTTAGGTTGACAACTAATAATAGATACGCTATAATATTATTAAAACAAACGGAGCATCCATGGGACTAACAAAAGTGACAGCAGATTTATTTTTAAATGATGATGAGAAAGCAGCGTCTATTGATTACAAGTTTAACGAACGAGATCTAATTGAAGAGTTTCAGGCATATATTGACTCTACATACAAAGGCCATTATGCGCAGAATAAATTTCAGTCAACTGAAGTAATTATCGAACGCGGACATGGTACTGGTTTTTGTATGGGAAATGTTGACAAGTATTCAAATCGTTATGGGAAGAAGGGCAGTCGTGCTGACGCTCGTAAAGATTTAATGAAGGTGTTGCACTATGCACTTATTCAATTATACATACACGACAATGATCTTTAACCTATTAGGAAACTATAACCTGCGCCGCCAGCTACTTGTTGTATAACTTCTTGTTCTAGTTTATCCATTTCAGTTTGTGCTTCTGCTTTAAGTGTATCACCATTAAGAGTGCTTCCACCCTGAGGTCCAGCAATAGTTGCAAACTTTGAACGTGCCTCGCCTAGCATATATTTGCAACCAGCAAGTGTATAATCTTTAATCCATTGTTTTGCTAGATAGTCGTCAAGTAACTGTTCATCTGGGCGATAATTGTAGCAATATAACATTAGTGTTTCAGTTGATCTAGGACGCTGTAATAACGTTAATTTCTTAGTTGAAGTATTCCATTTAAACTCAATAAACGAACCAAACATTCTGCCTACTAGTTCTTGGTATTGGCTAAACATATCATATGTTGCTAATCCCCCTAAGTTTGAACTAGACATTAGATATGTATTTGTATATGCTAAATTAAACGGCTCGTATATTGAGCCGCCATCACCGCCGCCGGTGCGTGATCCAATTGATCTACGAAATAACTTACGCACTTCAATTACTTCACTTGGTAACGTATATTCATTAGTATCTACAATTGTAGGCATAAACATATAAGATTCTTCAACTGAATTATCTGAACGCTGTCTAAAACGTGTTAATGCCTTTGTTAAAGCAGTTTCGTAATGTATTGGGTCAAGTTCAACATCAATCATGCCTCCGCCTAAAAATGCGTTAACATAATCAAATACCTCTTGTTTTTTTGTTTTTAAACTACTCATATGAAATCTCCGTATAGTATTTATCGTAACGATAAATATGTATATGCCAAAGTTATCTTTATATAAACCCGAGCGCGGTAATGATTATGAATTTATTGACAGACAAATTCTAGAAATGTTTACTGTTGGGGGAACCGACATTCATATCCATAAATATCTTGGATCAAACAATTTACCTGAGGGTGAAGCAGATGCAGTACAGCCTCAATACGATGCTGTAAAGGAAACTAACATACAAGATTTGTTGTTTCTTGAAAACAGAGATCGTAAATATGATCCAGATGTGTACACGCACAGAGCAATTTATAATGTACAAGACATTGATTTTGATTTAAGTCAATTTGGATTGTTCTTATCGAACGATACATTGTTTATGACTGTGCATATTAGAAGTATTGTAAAAACAATAGGTCGTAAACCGTTAAGTGGTGATGTTATTGAGTTGCCACATTTAAAAGATGAGTATGCACTAAACGATTATGATATTGCACTAAAACGATTTTATGTAATCGAAGACGTAAGTAGAGGTTCAGAAGGGTTTAGTCATACATGGTATCCACATTTATATAGACTAAAACTAAAACAAATATACGACGGTCAGGAATACAGTGAGATATTAGATCTACCTGCTAATGAGGAAGAACCAGGTAGCAACACGTTACGTGACTTGCTTTCTACTTACGAAAAAGAAATGCAGATAAACAATGCAGTAATTGCTCAAGCAGAGGTTGAAGCACCACTAAGTGGATATGAAACAAGTCATTTTTACACAATAGCACGTAATGCTGACGGAACTGCTGACTTACAGCAAATAGAAAATCCTAACGGCGGTGGAGACATTACCACAAGTGGTCCTCCAGAGAAAGACGGATACTCTGGTTATCTTGTTGATTATGGTGACGGAGAAACTCCTAACGGTAGTGCATTTGGTAGCGGGATATCATTTCCAGGATCAAACGATTCTGGAGACTATTTTTTAAGAACAGATTATATGCCTAATAGATTATTTAGATTTGACGGAACTAGGTGGATTAAGGTTGAAGATAACTTACGTGAAACACTTACAAATTCAAATACAAGATCTACGCTGAAAGCAGGATTTATTAATAATAGTGCAAATAACACAATAGGTGGCGATACTATACCCGAGCGTCAAGCTGTTAGTAAAGCTCTAAAACCAAAGGCAGATAATTAATGCAACATTTTTATGATGGACAAATTAGGCGCTATATTACACAGCTAATGCGTATAATGAGCAACTTTCCGGTCAAGGACGGTAAAGGAAAAATAACTACTGTGCCAGTTATGTATGGCGATTTGACCAGACAAGTAGCAAACTTAATTAGAGATAATTCTGAAAATAAATTACCAAGTGTTCCACGAATGAGTGTTTATATAACAGGGTTAGATCAAGATAGAGAACGAACACAAGATCCATCTTTTGTAAATAAAATCAATATTAAAGAAAGAGAGTTTGATGAAAATGCAAACGAATATCTTAATACCCAAGGCAAAAATTATACCGTTGAACGCTTAATGCCAACTCCATTTACACTTAAAGCAAATGTTGATGTATGGACAAGTAATACAGATCAAAAATTACAAATTATAGAACAAATAGGTGTATGGTTTAATCCTACACTAGAATTACAGACTACAGATAATTTTATTGACTGGACAAGTATTACTACACTAGAATTAGAAA